CAGGCCCAGGAAGAAAGCGACGGTATTGTCCCAGCCCTGGGAGATGCTGCCCCATACGTCGGCAAAGACCTGACCGACGTCCCCAATCACGGACATGACCCACTGGAATGCGTCGGTTTCTACGATGGCGGCTTTGAGTTCATCCCAGTGGGTGACCGCGTACCAGATACCCGCCGCCAGCGCGGCCAGGCCCAAAATAATCAGGGTGATCGGGCTGGTCAAAAGCTGCATGGCAACACCGGCGAACATCGTCGCGGCGCCATAAATGCGCATTGCCAGGGCACCGGCTTTTAACACGCCGTTCCAGGCAAACAGGGCGACACGACAGACACCGGTCCACAGCGCCAGTAGTTTGGACTGGATCCACAGACCGGCCAGGCCGATGCGGGTCGCCAGTAGCGAAGGGCGCAACAGGTTGAGCGTCCAGGTCAGTGCCTTCCAGGCACCGCCCAATAGAACGGCGATCCCTTTTAGGCCCAGCATGGTGAAGCCGAACACGCCCATGATGATATTTGCCGCTGCCCCAGCTAGCCCGAATGACAGAATGCCCAGCGTGATATAACCAAGCCAGCGTGCGATGTTGGGAAACATCTTCATCCAGCGGGCAAACATTGCGCTGGCATCAGCAACACGATTAATCAGTGGGTTAAGTACGGGTAACAGAGTTTCGCCAATCCCCATCCTGATATTTCGCCACACCTGTGTCATTCGCTCCCACGGGTCAACCATTCTTTCGGCCATTTCCTGCGCCCGCTTCATGCCGTCGTTGCGGCCCAGCTCGGTGATACTTTTATTTAACTGGTTCTGCTGGCCATACAGCTTTTTAATCACGTCGGCGCCACCGCCGAACGCGGCGTCAATGGCCTGTTGGGCCTTCACGTTGCCTTCAATGCTCTTGCCGTATTTGTTCTGCACCTTTTGCAGGATATCGCCCATAGGCAACATCTTGCCGGTCGCATCCACAAAACTCATACCCAGCTTTTGCGCGGCGGCGGGGGCGCTGCGTAGGAACTGCTCGTAAATGCCGCTGGACTCGGTGCCCAGAGTGCGTGATAGGGTGCCCAGCACGGCGAACTGCTCTTCCATGCTGACGCCAAAGTCGGCCCCGGCGTTTTTGGTGCCTTCCATCAATTCCTGCATGGTCGACATTTTGACGCCGAAATTTTGCACCATGTACGCGGTTTTGCCCGCTAACTGCTCGGCAAACTCGACGTGTCCCAGGCTGGACAGTTCGCGATTAAACCGCGAGGCCATCGCGCCGATATACTCCCCGGCTTCTTCGCCGCTGGCTTTGACGCCTGCGGCCAGCGTGTTGGCCGCCACGGTCACGCGCGGTAAATCTTGGTCGGCAAGCCCGTGCATCGCCCCTTTAATGGCGTAGCTGGAACTGACTACGTCAACCGCGCTTTTGCCGTAACGGTTACTAAATGCCACTGCGTCATTGGATAGTTTTCTTAATGTGTCTTCTCCCACCCCCTTAGATCCAATTTCAGCTAATGCGGCATTCATTTCATAGGCTGGCCCTAAAAAGCCTTTAATTGACTGTGCAACGCCCCACATTGCTGCGCTACCGATGCCTATTTTGGTAAATGACGCCTGCGATTTTTCCGCAAAGCCCGACAGTGACGACTGGGCCGTCTTGAGCGGTCGCGTCAGTTTGTCAATAAGGCTAAGGGTAAAATCTAAGTGGCTCATGTCAGGTTCCGTTCAGGGCTATAGCGATGCCCTCAGCCGTTTTATTGGCTTTCGTCTGGGCAAAATATTCATCCAGCCACAGCGCACGCGCGATGTTTTCTTCGCTGTCGTCGGCGTGGGGCAGGTAGTAGCAACGCAGGGCGAGATACTGCTCTAACGGGTTGGCGCGAATGGCCGCCACCCGCGCGGTCAGTTTTTTATTTCAATCTCAACCTGTGGGGAGTAAATCGAATTGACCTTCTCCACGATTTGCATTTCCAGGCCGGGATATTCGTCAACCAGCTTATTGAGTGCCTCTTTCGAATCCGGGGTCACAATGCGGCCCAGATAGGTGACCATTGGCGCGATTTTATTGGTGGCCGACATTTCGTTAATCAGGCCGTTGAACGCGGTTTTGTTCGGCTCAAAAACCAGTGCTACACCGGCCACGGTCATGGCAATGGTTTTATTTTTTGGGTTGCTCATTGTTCTAAATCCTTACGTTGTCGAATGATGCCCACCAGGGCGTTGTGTCTTACCGCGCAGGCGGTATAAAGGTTTTGGTACGCGGTCAGCGACGCGTCAAAATCCGTGCCGGTCGGCCCTGAAAGGCGAGGCAGGCTGACCGGGCATAGGGCTAGCTGGTTTTCCTGATAGGGTTCGCTCGGCTTTATCAACACCTTGGTTGAACAGCCGGACATACTCATCAGAAGCGCAAACGTTGCTAAACACCGGCTTAATAACTTCCGTACGGGTTTCCCGTTCGGTGTGGATCTCATTGGCTTTTAACTCCGCTATTTTGGCTTCCAGCACTTCACCAGACTGTCGCGTCGCCTCAGTCACCACACGGCGCGTCAGGTCTGCGGACTCGTTGGCGGCCAGTTCGGTTTTTGCGTTATGCCAGCCGTGTGCCGCCCAGCCGAAAAAGAACACGGCGATCAGAATCAGCAGGTGACCCCAGGCGGCACGCATCAGCGCACCCCGTTATGTTCAAGGCTGAAATGGTTGCCATCTGGCTTAGTCTTGAACCGACCGCCCCAGGTGCCGCCCAGGCTTTCCCAATACTCGCCCAACGGTAAAAACGCTTTGCTGTCGGTCTGCCATATGCCGCCGATAAACAGGTTAAAGTCGATAGCCAGGCGCTGCATGTGCAGACTGTTGGCGATACCGGCGCCGGTTTTGGCGTTGAGTTTTGCCTGGTCCGGCGTGCGGTAGGTTTCACCCATCGTCAGGCCGTAGCCGTTAGCAAAAGCCCAGGTAATTAACTGGCCGACCATTTGCGTGAACTGCTGTTGCTTCTGGCTCAGTGTCATGGGTTTTCATCCCTCTTTTTGGTCAGACGTTGGTCTAACCAGCGTTTGAAATACTCTTCAATCACCGCGCTGCCCAATATGCCCAGGGCGCAGGCAACACCGATAACGGCCAATTCCGGCATATCGTCGAACTTAAGCAACGCCAGGCCAGCCATCAGGGACACTGCCGACCCTAAAATCGTGCGGCCGACTAATTTGCGGGCGGTTATGCGCTCGTTGCTGACCATCAACTGACCGACGCCAATCAGGGCGCCGATCAAGATGAGTTTCGCAAACAGTGATGTTTCTCCGTTTGGCATGGTTTTTAGCCTTTTAAATCGCGGGTATCGCGGGCCGACAGGTACGGCACGCCGTCAATCGCGATAAAGTCCGGGCTGGTGACCATGAATTTGATTTTCTTGGTGACCGTCTTGGCCTCGCTCGGCGTGATGCCGACCACGTCCGACAGCATCGGCACGCAGCCGAATACCTCGATTTTTTCTTCTTCATTGCCCGCGTTGCCGTAGAACAGGAAGTCTTTTTCACCAATCCCGCGCCATGAGCCAGCGGCCCGCGCCACGGCGGTGAATTTTTTGAAGTTCAGCGCGTCGACTTCGATTTCTACTTCGGCGCTGACCGACCCTTTTACATGGCCGTTGGGGACACCGCGCGTTTGCACTGCGGTGCTGTTGTCGGTGATGGCGACCGTGGCGCTTTCAACGTGGATCATGACGCCGTCATAGTTCACATCGAAGGAGCCGCCGCTTAAACGTTCTGACATGGTTAGCTCTCCAGTGAGGTGTCGAGTTCGATACTGATGCTGATTTCTTTCGCCGACTCATACGGGCGCACTACGATGAAAATCTGCACTTTGACCGACGACGCCCAGGCGATGGTAATGTCACCGGCTTGCGGCGGTTTCACTTCGCCAGGGAATTCAATCCCGTTGATTTGCGAGGTGATCGCCATTTCGCGCAGCGGTTTCCCGAAATAGGTTTCGTGGGCGGCGATGCTGCCTGGCGTACTGTTGAGCGAACGGTCAGCGATTTTCGGGATAGCCCGCAAACGCACCTTGCGCGACGCTTTATCGACAATGCGCACGTTTTCAATGGTCTGATAATCGCCGCCTTCGACGTCGAGCGTGCGACCGTC